CTTCAGTCCTTCGTAAAGGAGCCATCGCATTACTGTCGCCTAAAGCTTGTTGTTGGTTTATCACATAGTAATGGGAAACTAAATTCGCCATCGCTTTGTTATACATACCAACCCACCTATCCTCTACCAATCCCATTTCTATAGTGGCATCTTCAAGGAGTAGGTCGAATAATTCTGGGTTTACTTCAAAAAAGTTTGGGAAACGTAAAGCCCAACTTTGGAATGTCAGCATCTAAGCCTCCCAATCTAGTTAATTATTTATCTTCGTTTTCTTTGTAAAGCTCTTTGATTTCTTTTAGGGGAGTGGCTTTGGGAATTAATATTCCTTTCTCGCGCAGAAACTCAACCATAAACTCAAGCTCTGCTTCGGCTTTAGTTAATACAGGTTTAATGATTGTGAGCTGTCGTGCTTCAATAGCTACTTCAATCAATGAGATTTCTTTTGTCTTACCAGTAGGCATACGCACTATTCGGGTAAGTTGCTTGTCGCCAATCTTAGCGCCAATAATATCCTCTTCCTCTTCATCAAAGAGTTTGATACGTGTTTTAGAATTAGTAGCGGCCAACCAGAGTTTGTCTTCAATTTCTACAGTAGACATAGGTGGGATACTAATTAATTCAATTCGTGCTTGTGCTTCTCGGGTAATTTTATTTCCATTGTCATCTTTAAAGGAAACCATTTCGCCAGGATTTGTGCGGGCCATGAACTGCACGTTGCATAGCTGATTGTTTTGTACTTGCATTGTTGTTACTCCTTGTTAAAAATCTTGCCCCGATTTCTCAGGGCAAGTATTACTGTATCGTTTAGATACCAGACCACACTGCAATAGCAGCTGGGTAGGTGACTTCTAAAGCACCCATACGGCCACGGCCTGGGACTTCATAAACCAAACCATGTTGTTGTACTGGGAAGTACTGCAAAGGCAGAGGCTCACGAATACGAACAGTCTCAGTACCTTCTGGGGTAGTCTTAGCAATAACTACGAAACATTCACTGCCGCCATTACCTTGGCCTTCAATAGCATTCAAAGCTTTAACTTTTGAGCTGTCAGTGATGAACTCGTTGTTCTGTAAGAAGTAAGCGAGGATAGTGGTGTCGCTATTGATAGAACGTGGAGTAGAACGAATGTAGTTCCACAATGCTACTGGCAACCACAACTCTTCAGGGCGGTGAATCTTCTTGGTAGAAGAGAACATTGCGCCAACGGCATTAACCAAATCACCAATAATTTCTTCTGGAGTTTTAGTAGACCATTCAGTGTTAGTAGAAGTACCGACAGCAACAGTTGCTTTAGTAGTACTAGGCTGCTCGAAGAAGCCAGTGAAGCCAGCTTCAGCATTACCGTACCAAACGGCATCGTTCATAAATTCTTCATAGCCACGACGAGAAGCCATAGCACGACGAGCTTCCAGAGGAAGACCAGCCATGTTAGCAGCAGCAATCTCATCTACATCAAAATCGTAAGCAACACCTACGGATTTAACAGACAGTGAGAATTCTTTACCCATGATGTCAGACTTAGGTAAGTCGATAGCGCGGGCATTAATTACTTGTGCTTTACCAACACGATCATAGCTGCGGTAAGTTAGAGTTTGAGCGCCAGCACCACCAAAGGTGTTAGTAGCGAAACATTCACGGGCTTCCAAATCAGGATAGAGAACATCGTAAGTTTGTGTTTCGATAGCTTCTAGTTGGCGCTGGAAGAATGCACCATCATTGTCAGTCATTTTATTCTCGTCAACTAAGCGAGCTACGGCATCAATCAAGGTAACTACAGTACCGTCTTTCATTTTAACTTTCATTATTATTATAATTCCTTATTACGCTAAGTTGATTTTAACAACAGCAATTTCACCAGCACCAACAGAAGTTTCATAACTCATGTTAGTTGCTAAGGTACGACCAGCAGCAGCGGCTTGATAGAAAGCACCAGTGGTGTCGTTTACATAAACTGGATCACCAGCAGTTACGGCTGCAATAGCAATAACATTGATAAAGCCTTCACGTAGAATGGCTACTTCATCACCGGCAACATAATCAACAGTGCCATCGGAAGGACGTAGTGACGCTTCTTTAGCTTGCTGTAATACACAAACTGCGAACAGGTTGGCAACAGCGCCACCGCCTACAGCTACAGAGCGATCTACTGAGCCACGTTGAACGGCTAAGCCAGCGGCTACACCAGCACCCTCTACAACAGCAGAGTGGATAGTCATGGTGTGGATGAGTCCGTAGGTTTGGCCTACAACTGCATCACGGGTGTTAATAGTATAATTTTGTACGGGCATTTCTTATTTTCCTTATTTGCTATTGCGTTCGATCATTTTGTCTCGGGCAGTCACGGCTGGAGAAACTTCTTGCTCATCCTTCATCTGCGCTTGCTTTTCTAACTCAGCAGTCATTTTTGATTCAGGTTTAGCTTTCAAGCTATCTTCCAACAATATGTCAAAACGAACAGCAACATACTCTGGCGATGCATCACTTAGGTCAACCTCAATAACCTTCTCAACAACTGCTTTTTTAGCGTCATCAATTTTAAGGCCGGTAACATCTAGGTCGGTTAGCTTTGCAACTTGTGCAACAAACTGAACACGGCCTTCGATTAACTTCTCGATTGCATCTTCGTCTACGATCTTTGCTTCGGCTTCTTTAACTTTTAAAGTCAGCTCTGCCTTTTCGTCTTCAAGCTTCTGAATTTTATTTTTATTATCTTCCAACACTAAATTAGCGTCAGACAGTTTTGCTTGTACTTCTTTTAATTCCATTGGTAACTCTTCGTCTGCAATGCGGGCACTACCAGCTCGGCCTTTACTTACTATGGCGATATGGTTGACCCTTATATTTGTTTTTTCAGCATCCCAATCAACATTGGAGTCTGCCAGTTTAAGTCCACACGTATGTCCAGAAGACAATTCGGATGAGCCGCTGCCAACAAGAGCTAAAGCGTCTGGTGAGTCTATTACCAGTGTCCCACTTAGTTGTTGACCATCTGCAAAGGGTACGCCATTAAGGTGTCCCTTCTTAAGTTCTTTGCCATTAGCCACGGTTACATCTTCTTCAGGATGACCTATGGTTATTGGCGCTGAGAAATATGAATCTATGCTGTCTTTCGCAAACAACTCTTCATCCCTCGTCATTACTTTCACAATTGAATCAGGATCGCGGCTGGCGAATAAGTCACCGCACTCGGAAGCTTTGTAATACATAATCCCTGTTCGGGCTATTGTGCATGGAGCTACCATTAATCCTGAGTCTAAAAATTTTCGTTGTGAAGGCAGTGAAAGTCTGTCATTAAAAGTTAATAACACTACTTCGACTCCTGTTGGTTATTAGTTTTACCTTGTTGGGCCACAAACTGTTCAGTTGTTGGTGAGGAGCCTAAATCTAAAGCCCCAAACATTTTGGTATTTTTCAATGCCTCTAATGCTACCTCTCTTGTAATTATTCCTGCTTCTACTAAATCTTTAAGTTGTTGTACGATGTTTAGTTCGCGCTCGGCTTTCTGTGCTGAAGACTCTGGGAAAATACAATTCCACTCATAGTCCCACTCTTTAATGCCGAAGTGCTTCTGAAGTATTGCATCAATAATTTCAAGTCGTGGATCGAATACTGAGGTCTGTAGCCCTGTAAGAAATTCGATATAGTTTACTAAGTCTGATTCACCAGTTGCGTTCATACCATCTGGTGATGCACTTAGAAAACGTGTTGCAGGGATGCCTACGGCTGCTGCAATAATTTTCAAGTATTCCCATATCAAATCTTTTACGCCCGATAAGGCAATACTCTTTGTGTCATACTCTTCTGTATCATCTAACAGCAATACGTTGTATACGCTTTTCATTTGCTTCATAACTCTGAAGCGTTTCATTATTGCTTTCTCCCCTTCGGGGTTTGTCAACAATGCTTGTAGGCCATCCACAGTTACAACATCTATCGTTGCTTCTTTACAAAGCTGAGAGGCTGCTGCTGCTGCTACATGGAAGTTATCTATGGTGGACATTAACGGGATCAGCGTTGAATCGCTGTACCATTGGTTCCTTTGCTTTTCCCATACGGGTAAGTCTGTTCCTTCAAACCTTATAACCCTTGTGTGGTGTATTCGTGATGGACTACCCAAGAATGAGTAGTACACCGGCAAACCATAATGAGGACTCATGGGATTAACTTCCATGATCCCTGTCGCCACCATCCTGACACGCTCTATAACTCGTAGAGAATTAATACAGCCTTTCTTTAAGTTATTAATATCTAAGGGTTCAGTTAATTCTGCTCCGTCTGCTAAATCTAAAACGAGAAAAGAAGTTCCATAAACCCTGGCCCACTTGTAAGCCTCCCTAAATAATTCAGCAATTTTAAACTGCTTGTCGGCAAGTGTTCCGTCGTCACTATCTATAGTTCGCCACTTCCTAGTGGTATCTTGAGGTATGATGTTACAAACCTTTTGAGATACCCAATCTTCTCGGTAGCGTGTTATAAGTTGTGAGTAGTCGGAGTTGTTCCCGCTAGGAGTCCAATGGTTGTGTGAGTTAGAGTCGGCACTTGTGCCAAGCCCTGTCATCACATTTTCTAAACCGTCAGCTGCCTTTAAGGAATCTACTTCGGCAACTTCATCCATTGCTTAATCCCATATTTTTATTATCTTTATCAACAAAGATTCCATCTGCTGTCTCAATGGCCAACTCTACTTTATTAGAGCAAGCTGTAATTGTCGCTAAGGTTGATCCGTCTTTGCCAATTATAAGTAGCGTACTGTTCTTTTCTGATCGTCCATCAAGTCTTGTTCGTAAAGCCATTATTCTTATTCTCCTAAACCCAAGATTCGTAATTAGCACTTTTCTTTTCAAAAGCAATAATGCAAGCATCCGATACGTTATCTGTAACGTCATCATTACCTGTACCGCTACCCAGTCCTGTAGCACCTAATATCTCCCGCATGATGTGGGCCTTGTGTACATGCTCTGCTGGGAATAATATTCTTCCTTGAGCAAAGTAAGGTAAGGTGTTCATAAACCGTGAAGTTTTATCCGCGCCACTTCTATCTCTGGGTACGGGAAGGAGTCTGATATTTCCATCCCGCATAAATTGTTGATTCAAATAATGCCCACTGCTTTTATCTTCCATGTACAATGCTTTTGGAAGCAGTCGTGGAAAGTTTCTATCAAGCAGGTTATGTTTCTTCCAGAAGTTTATTAATTCTTCTTTAAGTTCTGGTGTCTCCCACTTACCTATCAGGGCATCTATCATTATCAATCTTGATTGATTATCAACTCCCCAATAGATAGCTACTGAGAAATCACTGTATGTTTGTATTGTTGAGGCTGTATCACAAGTTAAGAAAGTGCTGACAATCGAACTCTTGTCCAGTTGCTCATACTCTTCCCACCATTCATCAGCCACTAAGCCTGAACCTTTGGCAATAGGGTCGCCCATATACTGAGAGTTAAATGTATAGGGTGTTGCTTTCTCCATTGCTAGGAGGCTTGTTAAACTTTTTCGGCTAGGCCATAACGCACAAGGGAACTCCGGTCTGTCTAAAGTAAACAGTATTGGAATTGCATGTGAGTAGTTGTGCCTAACTATTTGTGCGTCATACCATTCCTGTGTGCCTACATCATCCTTCTCGATCAGAGCTGGGATGTTTAGCCATAAGTATTTGTCTGTTGATCCGCCACGAAGTATATGCCCAACTAAGTCATCGTCGTGAACACGCTGCATGATGATTGCCATTGGTGTTCGACCACATGGTATCTCATTGCCATCTTCATCTTGGACAGAACCATCATTAGCCAACCGGCTCATAAAAGTATTATCATAGCGATCATTAATCTCTGACCGGACAGTGGCGCTATAAGCATCTTTAGGTTTTATTGCATCATCAACGACGAAACAACCTGAGTACGTTGAGTGCAGTGTGCCTGCGCCTTTGCCTGTCATCTTGCCGCCTGTTGGGACAGCATGCATAACACCTTGCTTGGTAGTACCCCATTTTTCCAGTGATCGTTTAGCTGGATCAATTCTTACATTAGAGAAGACTCGCATGAATAACTCGTCAAGCATGACTGTTCTAATGTAACCACTACTCTCTTGCACAACGTCATCAGCATAAGAAGTAATAATGTTATGGCTGCTGGGGTTCTGGCAAAAAGAATACAAGGGTAAAAATATACTGAGGATTTGAGTTTTGGAATGTCGTGGTGGGATGGTTACGATAACTCGATCATAACCTTCTTCTCCATCAATCATGCGTTGACATACATCAAACATAATTTCATGGAAGTCTTGCATTTGGAATCTAAAGCCCATCTGTATCTGGAAAGCCCAGAGACAAAACACTTTAAAGTTACTGCTCAATATTATCCTAGCTTCTTCAAAGACTGCTGGGGATAATTTATTTATGTCTACGTCGAGTGGGTTCTTGATAACTTGTTGAACTAAGTCATCACATGCTTCCTCGCCCTTCTCTACTACTGCTTCTCCTTCTGTCCGGTCTGACTCACCTTTCTGAATAGTTTTCTTTATCTCATCAGCGAAGGCGGTGTTGTTCCTATAATCTCCAGTCTTAAGAGCTTTAGCTTGCGCTTTAACTAGGGACTTTAGTAAGGCATTTTCAGACAGGCCCATGCCATCTATTTCAAAGGCAAGGGATTCTTGATATTCATCTTGAATGTATTGGGAGCCAGAAATCAGCTTCCGT